GCGTTACGGCGATAATGCCGTTGAAGCATTAGTTGGCGCGTTGTCAACAGTTTGCACCGCAAAACAATTAAAAGCATTGTTGAACGGGTGGTCGTCAAATGTCTAATGATTTTACTAACGACCCACAGTTAAAAGCACTAATGCAAGTGATGAACGAGATCACACAAAACAAAGTGCCGATATATAACCCGTGGGAATTGGCCGCGCGTAGCACGTTACGCAAAATACAACACGAGATTGACGACCGCAACGTACTTGACGACGGCGAGCTGATCGACGTGTTAAACCAAACACGTATTGAAATCAAATATTTGTTGAGCATTATTAACGATTTGCATGAGCGCGTCAAAGAGCGCGACATCGAGATCGGTATCAAGCAATTGCGCTTGAACGAAAACGAGGTAGAAATACAGCGTTTAGAAAACATGGTGCATCGTGCTAACTAAACACGACAAAAACCGTATGCGTATCGCAATGGCCGAAAGCCAAGCCAGCGCAAACGCCAAATGGACACTCGAACAACAAGATCGCGTTGATGCGGCGATACGCAAAATGGCACGTATGTTGCCACGCTTTACAGCCGACCAAGTTTGGTACGAGCTGGGCGCGTCATTCCCTGTTACTAAAGGCATGACCGCTCGACTACTGGTTGCCCAACGTCAGGGCGTAATTCGTAACACGGGTGAGATTGCTTATGCTGAGCGTGGTGGCGAACATGATCACGCGCAACGTTTAACAATATGGCAATCGCTATGACCGGGTTTATGGACAACTACGTCGACGTCGCCACTCGACTAAAAATGGCGTTTGCAAAATATCCTGATCTACGCATACAAGAAACAGGGCGCGAAGTAATTGAAATGCCCGACAAATCATGTTTCATTCGTTGTGTAGTCACGATTTGGCGCGACGCCAACGACCCAATACCAGCCATAGCGAGCGCGTGTGAGTTATACCCCGGCCGCACAACGTTTCAGCGTTACAGCGAGAGCGAAGTGGGATACACGTCAGCAGTTGGCCGTTGTTTGGCGTATCTTGGTTTTTCGGGCAACAAGTCGATCGCGTCGCTTGATGAAATTAACAGCGCCAAAGGTCGCCAACAAACAACACATTTAGCGCCTGTCGTGCCGTTGCACGATGTTGAAGTGCCATTCCCTGATGAACCACAACGCGAGTATGCAACACCTAAACAAATGGGCATGATGCGAGCATTGGCTAACGGTCAAGGGCTTAAAGGCGACGATCTAAAAACGTTTATCAGCGCCACGCTAAACCGTGAGGTGCAAACGTCTGGCGAGTTGACTAAACGTGATATTAGTAAAGTGATTGACGCGTTGAAGGCAAGCGAACAAAACTAAATTACGGGCATGACCTAAGCGTGTTGCAGCGCGGTTGGTAACACACGGCAACGTGGGTAGATGACGCGCGTGGTAACACGTGGTCAGGCAAATTGCGTTAAAGAGTTAGGGTGTCGAGTGAGGCAGACGACGGGGGTCTTAGCGCATTAGGCTTTATCACACAACAACAAGATTGACATAAACAAAACAAACCGCAAACATAAAGTTGACAACATGGTTAGCGTTAACAAACATCAGCAAGCGCGACAGCGCGCGCTAGCACAACCGAGCAACGCGAGGGCGTGAGCATGACCAGCCACCACGACTACGAGTACACCAAAAACAGGGGGGTCATACTTCGCGAACAACCAACCTGCACCGTTTGCAACCGGCAGCCCAGCACACAAGTCGATCACATCATTCCAATAGACGCAGGTGGCGGACACGAGTTAGCAAACCTTCGTGGCATTTGCGCCAAATGCAATAACACACTCGGCCACCGTTACGTGTCACAACGCAACGAGATACGTCAAACAATTCGAGCCGAAGCAATGCGACAAAACGGCATACACGAAACAAAACCAAAACGGTTTTTTACTGAAAAAAAAGAAATCACCCCGACCCAACTCAGGATTATCTCAGATGACCTTGACCAGCCTGAACTGGCGGTAACTGGCCGAGATCAGCCTCGACTGGAAACGGTGTGGCCTGATGCGTCAGGTTCGTTTGGGGCTGAGGTGGGGGGCTGGGCTTTACAGCATTTGGGCATGGAGTTGATGCCGTGGCAACAGAGGGTTCTTGACGGTCAGTTGTTGTTTGACGGTGACGGGGATTTTTTGCATCGTATGTCTATGGTTTCTACGGCGCGTCAGAACGGTAAGACGGTTGCGTTGACGGCGTTGGTCGGTTGGTGGCTAACGGAAATGCCTAAGCACCGGGGGCAACCGCAAACCGTTCTATCTACAGCCCACCGTCTTGACTTGGCAGTCATGTTGTATGACAAGTTGGCTGACATTCTCGAGTTGCGGTTTGGTGCAAAACTTATGCGGTCGTACGGTCGCAACCAAGTCACCATGCCCGACGGATCAAAATGGTTTATCCGTGCAGCCAACTCGAGTGTCGGTCACGGTATGTCATGCGATCTGATTGTTGCTGACGAGATTTGGGATATTGGCTCGACTGTTATTGACGGCGGTTTACTACCAGCCCAGCGCGCCCGACGATCACCATTGTTGAGCGCGTGGTCAACGGCAGGCACAGAGGCAAGTACCGCCATGCAGCGTTGGCGTGAACAGGGGTTGCGATCTATAGACCGTGGCGAACCGTCATCACTCTATTTTGCTGAGTGGTCGCCGCCGCCCGACATATCGCCTATGGACAGTCGCGCATGGGGTTGGGCAAACCCAGCGCTAGGCAAAACTTTGACGCTAAAAACGATTGAGGCCGAGAGTGAAAACCCTGACCGCGCAAGTTTTCTACGCGCGTCATGCAACCTATGGGTCGCGTCAGACAAATCGTGGATTGCACCGGGTTTGTGGCCTGAGTTGGAGTACACCGACCCTATGCCCGACGGCGGCACAGTCGCCATAGAAACTAGCCTGACCGACGACCGATATTTTGCGACCCGCGCAATCGTGCTTGACGATCGGCGCACCGTTGTCACCGTCGAGTTTGTTTGCGACACCTACGACGAAATGTTGCGACACGTTGAGCGCCTAGCAAAAAACACGGCAATCAAATTTGCTATCAGTCCGTCAATAGATATTCATTGGCCGTTAGCGCTTGAGCGTCGCAGGGCAGTTGTCGGCTACGGCGAGATACTTAAATTTACGCCACGCATCAAATCAATGATCCACGAAAAATTGTTGTGGCATACGGGCGAAAATATGTTGGCTGAACACGTGCAACGCGCCGTCGCAGTCAGATCACAAAACAGCATCGCGCTATCAAGCCAACGATCACCCGGCCCGATCGAGTTGGCTAGGTGTTTGGTTTGGTCGGCGGCGCTCGCATCACGACCAACAGCGACAGGCAAACCAATGATCGTCGTTGCTGGTGGCTAGTATTTTGCTGGGCGGCCGTTAGGTTCTTACTTTCTCGGTTGACGCTTAGCGGTCGCCTATACACAATGACGATTTAGTTTGGTGGCATACTTAGCGCATGGGCATTTTTAACCGCACCGTCAGCAAAGCAGCGATTTCACCGCAACCAAGTAAAGCGGCCGCAGCCGGTAGCGGATACGTCGGCCAAAATGCAGGCGCAAATTCAATCGGACAGTATTACAACTATGTTGAGGGTACGGCTCGTAATCGTGCTATGAGTGTGCCGACAATTAGTCGAGCGCGCGATCTTATGGCCAGCGTCATTGGTTGCATGAACTTAAAAATGTATACCGAAATGTGGAACGGCGAAGAAATGGAAAAAATGCCATTAGCGCCACGCACTTGGCTACGGCGCATAGACCCAACGTTGCCAAACAATTTTATTTTGTCGTGGACATTTGACGATTTATTTTTTTATGGTCGCGCATTTTGGTATATCACCTCACGCACAGCCGACGGATACCCAGCGTCTTACAGCCGTTTGCCTTCTGCGATGATACAAACACTCGATCAGGCTGGCCCAGTTTGGTTTGCACCGTCAAAACAAATTGTGTTTAACGGCGCTGAACTTGATTCAGCAAACGTCGTGCAATTTTTGTCGCCGATACAAGGCATTACTTATATGTCAGAAACGGCAATTGCTACAGCGTTAAAACTTGAAGCTGCACGATACCGCAACTCGAGTTCGGCGATTCCGGCGGGTGTAATTAGGCAGGTTGGTGGCGAGCCTTTAAGCGCACAAGAATTAGCCGATCTTGCCGCCGCGTTTAATGCAGCACGTGAAACCAATCAAACCGCAGCGCTAAACGAATTTGTTACCTACACCGAAACTATGACCAGCCCTGACAAAATGTTGTTAATTGACAGCGCCGAATTTCAAGCAATGGAAATGGCACGACTTTGCAACATTCCGCCATACCTTGCAGGCATCAGCGTCGGGTCGTACTCATATCAATCAAGTGCTGAAAGCCGTATGGATTTGTGGACATTTGGCGTACGGGCTTACGCAGATTGCATTGCTGGCACACTCAGCCAAAACAACATTTTGCCAAACGGAACTTACGTCGAATTTGATGTTGAACAATATCTTACCGGCGAATATTCAATGGGTGAAGATCGAGATACACAAACAGAAATTACAGAAAGAGTAGAGTTACCTTCATGATCAGACTTACCCCTTCACAGATCACGGTTGACGCAGCGGCGGCAGAGGGTTTGCCGTCGCGCTCAATCTCAGGCGTGGCCGTTACTTATGACGAGACGGCGACAATTTCTGACGGCACAAAGGTGCGGTTTTTGCAAGGGTCGTTGCCAGTCACGGGGCGTGACCCAAAAATTTATATGCAACATGACAGCACCCAAATTTTAGGCAAAGTAGTTGAGCGTGTGGACACGCCGCAAGGCATGATGTTTACGGCCAAGATCAGCGCCACTCGACTAGGCGACGAGGCACTTACTCTTGCCAATGACGGCGTTATTGACGCGGTATCGGTAGGCGTAACGCCAACAAAGTTTAGTTATGACGAGGAAGGCGTAATGATCGTTGAGGCGGCTACATGGCAAGAATTGTCGCTGGTCAGCGAAGGCGCATTTAGCGGGGCAATTATTGAGCGCGTCGCAGCAAGCGCACCCGACGAACCAGTTGAAACACCAGCCGAGAGTATCCACCAAACCGAGCCAGCAATAGAGTTAATATCAGAACAAGACACAACAAAGGAAACAGACATGACCGACAAAATCGAAACCCCAGTAGTTGAAGCAGCGACCGCAACAGTTGAAAAACTTTGGGCGCAACCAAAACACGAATTCAAGATGCCAACACCGGGCGAATACTTTGCCGCAATGACAATTGGTGGCGACACATTCCGCAAAGTAAACGAAGCATACAAATTTGCTGCCGCTAAAAGTCAATCAGCATTGCAGTTTGCTTTGGCACAAGACTTGACAACTGATACACCGGGTTTGTTGCCACAACCAGTTTTGGGCAACGTGTTTTTGAACTACAACGCTATTCGTCCTGTTGTGTCGGCAATCGGTACTCGAGCAATGCCAAACGGACAAGGTAAATCGTTTACTCGCCCAATCATTACTCAGCACACCGCAGCAGGCGTACAAACTGAAGGTCAAGAAGTAACAAACCAAAAAATGACGCTTAGCGCAAATACGGTTACACGTAGCACCGTCGCTGGTGGCGTGTTTATTTCCCAACAAGATATTGACTTCACAGACCCTGCAGCGCTCAATGCAATTTTGACAGACTTGCAAGGACAGTACCTTAAAGAAACTGACAACATTGCGGCCGATGCTTGCAATACTGCAAAACAAACTTCAGGTTTCACATGGACAGTCACAGCAGGTGACCCAACAACACTTATGGCAGCGTTGTACGGTTGCGCGTTTAACATCAGCAACCAAACAAACTTGTTTGCAACACACTTGCTGGTAAGCGTTGACGTGTGGCAAAAACTTGGCGGTCAACTTGACGCAGACAAGCGCCCACTATTCCCAGCAATCGGCGCACCGGGCTTAATGGGTCAAAACACATTGGGCGCAGGTTCGGCCGCAACATGGTCAGGCATGAACCCAATGGGACTTGAGATCGTGGTTGACGGCAACTTTGCATCAGGCACAATGCTTGTTGTACACGCCCCAGCAATCGAGTTCTACGAACAGCAACGCGGCATTATGCGAGTTCAAGACCCAGCACTTTTGGGCGAAAACTTCTCGTACTACGGTTACTTTGCGACATTCTTCCAAGATGCAACAGACGCAACCGCAGGCTCACGCTTCGTACAGTCGATCACAGTCGCCTAGTCGTAAGCGGCAAAACCGCTCATGGCAACATACGCAACAGCAAGCAAACAATTAACAGATAACTACGCCTGCATATCTACGCTTGAGCCAACCGACATACAGGTTGGCGACAGCGTAGTTGTAGGGGCGTTAGGCGCACCGTTTAACGGCACGTACACCGTGCTGGCTTGCCCACAATACCGATACACAGGTGTTGACGGCACAACGGGCGAATTTAACTATGACGTAACGATCGCCGTACCAAATCAAATATTGTTTGCTTGCACAGGTGACGACGTTGATTTCGTTGCGATCTACACCGGCACGGTTGCGTTCACACCGACCTGCACGTGGATTACGGCAGCCAATTTAGTCACCTATTTGGGTGTGTCGATTACTAACCCGTCAGATGATTACACGTTGATCACGCAGGCCGTGAGCGCTGGCAACCAGTTTTGCAGTCGCCGTCGAGCCGAGGCAGGTTATAACGACAGCCTTAGCACGTCGCCTAGCGGTGATGTCACGCTTGGCACTTTGATGTACAGCGCGGCGTTGTGGCGTTCGCGTGGCTCGCTTGAGAACGTGTTTGCGTCGTTTGACGGCATGGGTACAGCACCCCAACAATCGTTGACGCCGATCGTTAAACAATTGTTAGGTATTGATCGACCTGCGGTTGCCTGATGCCCGCACCATACACCGACCTATTTAACGAGACGCTAGACGATCTTGCTACGACGCTGACCGCAATCACGTCGTTGCGTGTTGTAACCGACCCAACAAAACTTGTGCCAAATTGTGTGTTCATTACAGCGCCAAGTTTTACGACGATCGCTGGCAACGGCAACATCGTACGCATGGACTACCCGATCAAAGTCGTTGGCAGCGGCCCAGCAGGGCTACCCGTGCTACGCGAAATACTACAAATCACCGCAACCGTTTTAGGGTCGGCAATAATCGTCATGTCAGGCAGACCCGGCACACTCGACATAGGCGGGCAAGAATACCCGTGCTACGACCTATCGGTAGGCGTACAAGCGCAAACCGCGTAATGCACACAAACACACAGCCGTTATGGTAAAACTAATACAGACACCTAAGGAGTAATTACATGGCTAGCGCAACTTACTTATCAAACCCGGTATTGACGATCAACGGCGTTGATCTATCCGATATGTGTACGTCAGCAACCCTGACCTATTTGGTCGAGGCTCTCGAAGACACCGCGTTCGGCACAAACTCACGCAGTTACACAGCGGGATTAGTTAACAACGAAGTGACATTGACTTTGTATGCGAGTTTTGCCGCAACTGAGACTTACGCGACTTTGTTCAATTTGATCGGCGCAAAAACGACGGTGACACTTAAACCGACATCGGCAGTAGATAGCGCAACAAACCCAAAGTTTGTTTTGACTGATTGCTATTTAGAAAGTCTGCCAGTCATCAACGCGTCACTTGGCGAGTTATCAACCTATGATGTCGTATTTCAAGGCGGCGCATTAACAGTCGATACAACCAACCCATAAACCGTGCCATTACTGGCCGAGAACAGGAATAGGCAATGCGATTAAAACTAAAAGTTGATCTAAACGACGGCACAACGCCAATCGAAGTTACAACGAATATGTTTGTGATATGCGAGTGGGAAAAAACTGAGGGTCGCAAAATTAGTGACGGCAAAGGTATCGGCTACACCGATCTAGTTTGCTGGGCGTACAACTTGCTAAAACTTAGCGGTCAAACAATGCCAGCAACATACCGCGATTGGGTTAAAGCAAACCCGAACATGACCATTGAGGCGATTGACGAGACAGACCCAAACCCTACGGCGTAGGCAGTTACCGACGGCAACTAGCCGAGTTATTAGTTGCAACAGGGTACTGGCCTACGACAATCGAGTTTGACACGCGTGACCTAGTAACGGTGATTACGCTATTAAATAAGCAAAAGAGGTAGCGCAATGCCAGCATCAACAACTATTGAAGTCGTCGGGGTTAAACAGACAATCAACTCGTTGCGTAAAATTGACCCGCAATTGCAAAAAGATTTTAAGGCAGACGCAACCGCGATCGCCCAACCAGCAATTAACGCAGGCAAAGCCGTTTACAAAGATTTGCCGTTATCAGGTATGCGTTATGCGTGGACACAAAACGCCCGCAAAATATTCCCGTTCGTACCAAGCAAGGCAGCCAACGGGGTCAAGATGCGGTTTGACACGCGACGTAACGCCGTCGGCGTAATACTTATAGAACAAAAAGATGTTGCGGCAGCCGTGTTTGAAACGGCAGGTCGCGCAAACGCAAACAAGTTAGGTAATGCGCTTGGGTTTGTTGGCGCTGGTCGCACTCGACTGATCGGGCCTGCGGTGTATAAAGCGCGTCGCAATATCGAAGCAGAGATGACAAAAATGATTGCTAAAACTATGCGTACGGTGCAAAGCGAGTTATAGACATGGCACTATCCATACCTATTGTCAGCGAGTTTGACGGCAAGGGCATTGACAAAGCAATTAAAGAATTTAAGCAACTTGAGACCGCAGGCGAAAAAGCACAGTTTGCAATCAAGAAAGCGGCAATACCAGCGGCGGCAGCGCTTGCAGGTTTGGCGGCAGCAGCAGGCCCAGCAATATCGGCAGCGTCAGACCTTGAAGAAAATTTAAGCAAAGTCAACGTAATCTTTGGTGAAGGTGCAAAAGAAATTGAGAATTTTGCTAAGACCGCGGCGACCGCGTTAGGTCAATCACAAAATGCTGTTTTACAGGCTGCTGGTACGTTCGGCACTTTTGGTAAGGCGGCTGGTTTAGGGGGTATAGAACTTGCAAAATTCAGCAACGATTTTACGGCGCTTGCGTCAGACCTTGCTTCATTTAATAATACAAGCCCTGAGGAAGCTGTCAACGCAATAGGTGCAGCGCTTCGAGGCGAGGCAGAGCCGTTACGCAAATTTGGTATTTTGTTAAACGACGCAACATTAAAAACTGCGGCGTTGTCGCTTGGTATTTATGACGGCAACGGTGCGTTAACGGCACAACAAAAAATACTGGCAGCGCAAAAAGTTATTTACGAACAAACAACTGCAGCACAAGGCGACTTTGGTAGAACTAGCGACGGTTTAGCAAACAGCCAACGCATATTAAAAGCACAATTACAAAATTTGCAAATTGAGATCGGCAAAGGTTTGTTACCAGTTGTGCAGGCTATTTTGCCGCCGTTAAAAGCGTTTGCAACGTGGGCAGTTGAAAACCCTAAAGCGTTCAAAATTGTTGCTGGCACGATCGCTGGTATTGCGACCGCTATTTTGGCAGTTAATTTTGCAATGGCAGCCAACCCGTTTACGTTGATTGCGGTTGGTATTGCCGCGCTTGTTACTGGTCTTGCAGTTGCGTACACAAAATTTGAAACGTTTAGAAACGGCGTAAATTTTGTATTAAATAGTTTAATTGCTGGTTTTGAAATGGTCGCTAATGCGCACGTACGAATGACTAACAAAATTATTGACGGAATGAATTTGATCAACCCGTTCAAAGACATACCAAAAATGTCTGAAATTAGCCTTGGTCGTGTAGGCGGCGGCGGTGGCGGTGCAACACCTGTTACGACCGATACGCGCACGGCTGATCGTATGGCTCGAGAAGCAGGTTTGACTATGCCGGGTTTGGTGTCGCCGATCGTTGGCGGTGGCGGTATTGGCGGTGGCGGTCGTGCCGGTGGCGGCGGTGGTGGCGGCGGTGTTGGTGGCGGCGGCGATTTGATGACCATACAAGGCGGTCTAACAACGTTTGGCATGGCTGAGCGCATTGCAGCGCGTGGTAGCGGTGGCGTAACAATAAACGTGACTGGCGGTATGTCAACTAGCGCCGAGATCGGGCAAAGCGTGTTGAACAGTTTGTTGGCCTACCAGCGCACTAACGGGCCACTCGACTTACAGATTGCGTCGTAATGGCAGGTACAGCCGTTGTTGCTAGTGGCAACTATGACCTAGAGATTGACACAGGGTTTGTGCAAGACGCATTTTTGCTTGACGACCCAGTTGCAGGTTTGCTAGATAACACAACCTACGTGTTGAACGGTACAACGGATTTTGCGAGCGTGCTTGATGGCGTTAACAGCATCACAGTCAGGCGCGGCCGTCGCGATCAGGGCGACCAATTTAGTGCTGGCACTATGTCGTTTACGATGCTTGACACGGCAGGTATTTTTAACCCGTTTGATACGCAGTCGCCGTATTACGACACACCGCTTAGCCAACCGGGTCTTGCACCTATGCGTCGAGTGCGCCTATCGCGTTACAGCGCAACAAACGTCAAAGAATATTTGTTTGTCGGCGTAATCGTAAACTATGACTACAACTTTGCGCTTGGCGGTCTTGACACCGTAACCGTGTTTTGTGCAGACGATTTCTATTTGTTAGCACAAACATATTTAGACGAATTTAACGTCAGCGAAGAATTGAGCAGCGCTCGAGTCACGGCGGTACTAGATCGCCCTGAGGTTGCGTTCCCAGCGTTAACGCGCGATATTGCTACAGGCACTCAGACGCTTGGCGGTGCAGCGGCGTTTACAATTCCGCAGGGCACAAACGTGCTGGGCTATTTGTCTAACGTCAACGTCGCTGAGCAGGGTCGCCTGTTCATGTCACGTACGGGTGACCTAGTTTTTGACGCTCGACTAGGCACAACGCTCACACCGTCGGTAGCAGACTTTCATGACGACGGCACAAACATTCCGTACAACGGCGTAGGCATAACTTTTGAAGCCGATCAAGTAACTAACCGTGCAGTCGTGCAGATACTTGGCAGTAACAATCCGCAGGTCGCTGACGACGCTGGTAGTCAGGCAAAATATTTTGTGCAGACTTACAGCATCACTAACAGCCTTTTGCATAACGACACAGCGGCGCTTGACTTAGCAATCTATTTGCTTGACCCTGAACCTGAGGCACGGTACACGTCACTAGCCACGTCGTTTGCTTTGTTGACTAGCGCGCAACGTGACGCGGTGGCTGTAATTGACGTAGGCGACACGATCACAATTGAAAAATCTTTTGTGTCAGGCGTGACAACTACCGAGTTGGCACAAGAACTGGCAGTCGAGGGCATTGAACATACGATCAGCGTAAACGCAGGGCATAGCGTCACTTATTACACATCACCAACCATTGTTGTTTACGAGTTAATTCTTGACGACACCTCGTTTGGTATCATCAACGCTGACAACGTTCTAGGGTAAAGTAGGCAATCATGGGCGCAAACGCACAGACATCAGTACCAGTTTTTACAGCCGGGCAAGTTTTGACGGCCGCGCAACAAACCGAAATAAATACGGGCATACCTGTTTTTGCAACGACTGTTACGCGTGATGCGGCGTTTGGTGGCACGGGTGAAAAAACTTTGGCTGAGGGTCAATTTGCTTACATTGAAGCGACTAACACGACGCAATATTATGACGGCGCAGCATGGCAGGCACTTGCAAGCACTAGCGGTCTTGTTTGTGTGAAAGCAGAAACAGCGGTCAGCGCGGCGGCAAGCGCAACCGCTGACAGTATTTTTACTAGCTCTTATACAAATTATTTATTGTTAGTTAATTTTACAACTAGCGCAGATCAGTTGTGTATCAGGTTGCGGGCTGGTGGGGTTTCGACGGCGACAGGTTACAACACGCAACAACTAATCGTAGACGACACAACTATTACAGGTGCAAGAGTTACATCACAAGTAAACATTCGCATTCAACAATCTGTAGGTGCGGAAAGTTCGTCACTTATTCATATTTTTAACCCACAATTAGCAATACCGACACGGCTTACAATGCACACATCGTTAAATAATTCAAATTACACAACCGGTCTTAACTTAAATATGCGCGCTTCAAACCAGTCAGCTTCGACAGCGTTTGACGGAATAGAACTATTAGCATTAAGCGGCACTTGGACAGGTAACTATGCAATTTACGGATACTCAAAGACGGTATAAATCATGGCATTAAAAATTAACGACAACGGCACACAACGTGAAATGACGGCAGATGAAGCGGCCGAATATAAGGCGTGGCAAATTGTGGCTAAAGCAGAAACACAAGCAGAAACAGACGCAATCGAAGCCAAAGCTGCAGCAAAACAAGCCGTTTTAGACAAACTTGGATTAACTGCAGATGAAGCCGCCGCACTACTTGGCTAGTTTGGCAATATTGCTTGTGCTCACCGCTTGCGAAACAACACGCGACAACACACTCACAGTCAAATCGCGCGTCAAAAACATGACGCTAGATAACTGCAACGTGCCTGATCGTTGCGGCATTACACCATGAGCCGGCACAGATACACACCAAACGAGTTACACGCTCGAATGGTCGTAACCGTCGGCGTATTACTAGCAGTCGTATTTGCCGTAGTAGTAATCGGATTTGTCTACGGCTTGCTATTTATATCGCAACCTATGGAACAAGCACCAAACGACAAAGAATTTATTTCGTTAATGGCGACGATCGTCACGTTTTTGTCAGGTACGTTGGCTGGCATTGTTGCGTCAAACGGCATAAAAAACAAAGCAAAAACCGATGCCGAATAGACCGTACACAATCACGCAACAACCAGTCGTTAAGGCGGCGTTGGCTGGTACGACCGAATGGGCGAAACTTTGTTGCCAACACAGCAACGGCAGTTTGTGGAACAACGGCACATTTGTTAACCGCGACATACGCAACCGACCCGGCACGATTAGCAATCACGCTCGAGGGCTGGCAATGGACTTGTCGTACCGTTGGCTAAACCAAAAAAAATTAGGCAAACAAGACGGCCGCAAAGCGTCACTAGCGTTTATCGTCAAATGTTTAGAAAACGCAGACCATTTGGGCATACAACTTGTAATTGACTACGCGTTGCAACGGTCATGGAAATGCGATCGCGGCACATGGCAACCACTACCGTCAGTCGAGCAGGGCGACTGGTATCACATTGAGATTGACCCGCACGTAGCCAACGATGCAATGATCGCAAAACAGCGCTGGATAACGGTTTTCGGGGTATTCCCCACATCGCCACCAAAACCCGTCTAGGGTTATAGACCTACCGAGAAAGTAGGTCACACATGACACTCATCACCAAAATCGGCGTATCGCTATTTATTAGCGTCACGTCAATATTCGTACTACACAAACCACCAACCCCAACACCGGCAGAACTACGCCCAGCGCCAATAACCGTATGGCAAGGTTTAGAGCCTGCAGCGCCCGTACCGCCGACCACGGTTGTTACTACGCCTATAACGCAACCTGACGCGTGTCAGACGGTGTTTGACATGGCTCGACACGTCGGCTGGGCTGAGCAAGACCTAACGCAACTGGTTGCGGTTGCGTATCGTGAGAGCCGTTGCCAGCCTGACGCGTTTAACCCGCGTGACCCTAACGGCGGGTCAATAGGCGCTATGCAGTTAAATATGTTTTGGTGCAAACCGTCAAAGTATTACGCAAACGGCTATTTGCAGGCTTACGGCCTGATACGCACCTGCGACGACTTATTTGACTTAGAGGACAATTTACGGTCAGCGTTAGCGATCTTTAGATATTCAAACGGTTGGCGCGCATGGTCACTCTAAAACACCTGTTTTTGGCAAGTCTGCTAACCGCGTACACGTACCTGATAATGTCAGTCACCAACAAACGAAAGGCAAGAGATGACCGAGAACATCAAAGCAGAGATTGAAGTAATAAACGAATTGAGCAAAGTTGCTCGACAGCGTTACGGCGATAATGCCGTTGAAGCATTAGTTGGCGCGTTGTCAACAGTTTGCACCGCAAAACAATTAAAAGCATTGTTGAACGGGTGGTCGTCAAATGTCTAATGATTTTACTAACGACCCACA